GTCACAATGTTTGTTAGCTATTATGCGACCACGTCTACGACGATCTGGGCGTAGATAAAGTCCTCGGGCAGAGACGAAGAATCTTCATTCCATGTCTCTTCAAACGTCGGGAATCGAACCTCAACAACACCTTGGCCAAGAGCCAGACCAGTGACGGTCAGTGTGCCGCTGGAATTGCTGATTGATACAACATCCGCAGTGTAGCTTCCAAACGGTGAAGGCCGATACCATGATGGTGTACCCGCATTCGGGTTGTTCCAAGACTTCACTGTGAACTTCGTCGCGTCCGCGGGGCTGTAAGAGTTGTTCTTTGCGTCATACAGAGCCGCCGTGATCGTGTTCGCTGCGGTGTAAGCCGTACCACCGATGGTCTTACCCGACAAACTAGCGATCAGATGATACTGAGCCACCGGGTGATTCGAAGACTGGACTGCGCCATAACCCTGACCATTCAAGCCAGTCGTATCGTTCGCATTTGCTTCGCCAGCGACAGTCAGGCCGCCGTTTGCACGGTTAGTCAGGTTAGTACCCGAACACCGAATGTATGCTGCTACACCGAGTCCGTCGGTGGGGTTATGCTGTGGGTTGGGGATTCCGCTCATAAGTTACTTCTTTCTGAAAGAGCAACCGTTGATGCTATTTCTTGTCAGTATTTCAGTGATACGTGGTCACAGGCTCAACGGCGTACCTGCTTAAAATTTGCCACAGGGCGAGTTAGACCCGCCCCGTGGACTTATGCAATCATTAGCTGATCGCGGAAGCTGCGTCGATCTGGCGCATACGGATCGTGGTGTCAGGACCCAGAGAGGTCGTGAAATGCACGCGATAGCTCGTCCAGCCGGGGATCAACCCTTCAGGATCAGCAACCGTCGGCTCTGCGTTCTGCACGATGTTGCACTTTATGTTCCGCCAGTCACCGTCGCCGTACCCGGTATCGTTCTGTGCGCCAAGGTTAATGGCGAAGATACCATCGCGACCGAAGATGTAGGTGCGGAGGGCAGTCAGACCTGTCACGGACTTGTAGCTCGAAGTCTGGGTGACGAGGTTCGTCTGGAAGAAATGAACGCCAGTGCTCGGGAGTTCGATCACTTCCGTCAGATCAACCGAAATGAGGTCGTCCATCTTTGCTTGGCCCACCGGAGTGTGCTTCAAGATGTCGATTGGCGAATCATTCGAGTTGTCAGCCAGCACGTCGCCCAGGGCGAACGGATGGATGACCCCAACGAACGCTTTGGAAGCCTCGTCGAACGGACGGACCGCGCGGCCAGCCAGCGATTGAACGCTGTTACGAATCTGGCTAAGAGACAGAGCAGTGAAGCTCGAAGTGCTCGTTGCGGCCAGTTGAACCAGGACGCTCGCGTCGATGCTCGATGCGCCGTCTGCTGTCGCGCGAACTAACGCGCTCAGAGACTCGCCCAAGCGATACGACATTTCCTTCGCGACGTTCTCGACAGTCTGGTCAATGGCAGTCGCCAGAGACAGCGAGGAGAAGTTCGCATAATCTGCGTACTCACCGATGGTCGCGGTCGTTGTCAACACACTGACACTTAGCGAAGGACCCACAGTACCTTCTGTGGTTGCGGTTGTGTTAGCTGCCAACGGCACATACATGAACATCTCGTACTGGTTACCCGACTTCATCGGCAGGTCGAGACGCTCGGCGCATGCGACGAACGGGGTCTGTGCTTTCAGGTTCTCTCGGAACCGCTTATCGTAATATTTTACTGTCGACTGCGGCAGGTTCGAGAGTTGGTTTCCACTCGGAGAAAAAGACATTTATTTCTACCTAGAAATTGGTGAGTCCCCTTTCCCGGTTTCGTTTGTCGGCTTCGCTGAGAAGTTTGTCCCAATGTTGCGTAAACTTGGGGTTTCTCATCGCTTCCTTCAACTTATCGGGAGAGAACGCATCAATTTGTTTCAAGGTCAGAGATGTAACGTCTCCAGTCACCGCGGGGGTGATTCCAGTGTTTGACGACACACGGTCGTTCAAACCAGACGGCACTGCTGGCCTTGTCGCTTTGCTTGCTGGCCCAGGCGAACTCTCAATCCGGGGAGTAGGCTCGGGCTGCGGCTGCGGGTTTGCCACTGCTTCGACAATCTCAGTAGCCACGGGCGTCATCACGACGGGTGGAACTACTGGCTGTGATACCTGTTGCACAACAGGCCCATCCAGAAGCAATCCGGCTTCTTTCAGGGTTCGATAGGCTGTACTGAAATTCGAGACGGTTGGTGCGAGCCTATTCTTCCACATCCAATCCGTCAGTATCTTGCGGTTATCAGGTGAGTCGGTATAGTCCGCCCCACTGTTCGTAAAGTCAACATAGTTGTCACGAGCACGCGACTGCATGATAAACATCTGCTGCTCGTTCAAAGTCTTCGTCAGCACGGAAGGGGGCACCCCCACGGCAGACTCTAGAAGTTCATCGATTGCTTCCTTCGATCTTTCAGGATCAACAATCTTCTGGGCGAGTTCGAATCGCTCGGTCGCGGACAGTTCCTTCGGTCTGAATTCCACGACACCCTCGAACCTCTCTGCGTCAGTCGGGATACGTTCGTCCACAGGGACGCCCATCCGACGTGCGCGAGATTCTTCGCGGAGTTTGCGGACTAACAGGACGTTCTGGTTAGCCAGTTTGTCCACGAGTTCCTCTT